CTAAGCGGAACGCGTATCAACAAACTTCTAGACGTTGTCGACTGGCCTCAATCACAAAGAGACATCAACGCCGGCGATAGCACTATGCAAGCGGATCCGGGAACGGCAGATAGAACCGTACTCGAAGCAATTCAAACGGTAGAAACTAGCGAATTTGGCGGCTTCTTTCTGGACGCAGAAGGAAACGCAACCTTCTACTCCAGAACCACAGTCAGCCAGTACGCAGACTCGACGCCGACAGTTTTCAGCGATGACGGATCAGGAATCGGATACGCGCAGATTGACCTGGCCTTCGATGACACCCTGATCGTGAACGACGTCTCTGTTCAAAGGCTGAACGGAACAAACCAGACCGTCACAGATCAGACATCGATAGATAACTACTTCATCCATTCAGGAGCAAGAACCGGCATCCTGGTGCAGACAGATACAGAATCACTAGACCAAGCAACGATGATATTGGAGTCACGTAAAAATGCGACCCTTCGCATTGATTCCATGACGCTGAACCTGGTCGACGACGGACAAACAGCAAGAAACATCGCCGGCATTAATCTGGAGATATTCGACCTGGTCAACGTAACAAAGAGCATGCCTGGATCCACATCCATCACCAGCGAATTATTCGTCCAGGGCTTACAGCATGACATTACAAGGACAACATTTACCACTAAGATATTGACCAGCGAACCGATTATCCAGGCATTCATTCTAGATAGCACATCGCAGGGAATTCTGGACGTCGCAGGCGTTCTCAGTTACTAATAAGGAGAAATCATGGCAGGAGCAGGCTACAAGTTATTCGCAACAGGAGACGTGCTGACAGCAGCGCAAGTAAATACTTTCCTGATGCAACAAACCACGATGGTATTTGCATCTTCAGCAGCTCGAACCTCAGCCCTGAGCGGCGTGATTGCAGAAGGCATGCTCTCCTACCTTACAGATACAAACGCGCTCCAGTATTACGACGGCGCAGCTTGGCAAGATGTGAGCAACCCAGGAGACATCACCGGAGTAACAGCAGGAACAGGACTCAGCGGCGGCGGCACTTCAGGATCCGTAACGCTTTCGATTGATTCCACCGTTGCCACTTTGACCGGCAGCCAGACGCTGACTAACAAGACGCTGACGACCCCAGTCATTTCCACGATCACAAACACCGGAACCTTGACCCTTCCGACTTCCACCGACACGATTGTAGGAAGAGCGACCACAGACACTCTGACCAACAAGACGCTGACAGCGCCAATCGTTACCGATGCAATTATTCGGGGATTCGAAGAAGATGTGAACGTGGTGGCATCGGCAGCGACAGGCACGATTAACTTCGATGTATCCACAGCCTCAGTGTGGTTCTACACGTCAAACGCCAGCGCTAACCACACTCTCAACTTCAGATATTCAAGTGGAGCAACTCTTAGCTCGGTTTTATCAGTAGGAGACGCAATCACTCTTGTATGGCTAAACACAAACGGATCAACAGCCTACTATCCAAACGTAATTCAAATTGATGGCACCACAGTAACCCCAAAGGTACCTGCTGCAATCAGCGCGGGAAACGCCTCATCTATTGATGCTTATTCATTTACAATCATCAAGACTGCCGCAACACCAACTTATACAGTGCTTGAAACACAGACGAAGTTCGCTTAAGGGGAAATTGCAATGCCAATTATCAGCACATTTGCAAATGGTTCCGTTAGAGGTTATGGCGGTTTAAGAACTTCTGCGTTGGCAAAACCAACATCAGTAGATTATTTGGTAATTGCTGGCGGTGGTTCTGGAGGATATAACGGCGTTAATTTTGCGGGCGCTGGAGGCGGTGGTGCTGGTGGTATGCTTACGGCTGCAAATTTTGCCGTTACACCTGGAACGTCTTATACGATAACAATCGGCGCTGGTGGTTCAGGATCAACATCTGATTCGGCAAATGGTACAGACTCAGTTTTTTCATCCATCACATCAACAGGCGGTGGCGGGGGTGGATACCAAGCAACCACTAATAAAGTTGGAAGAAACGGTGGTTCTGGTGGTGGCTCTGCGGATTTAGGCACAGCAGGAACTGGCACATCAGGGCAAGGAAGCAATGGTGGAGTCGGCTTCGATGGTTCATCGGGTTATGGAGGCGGGGGTGGGGGTGGTAAAGCGGGCGCTGGTGCAAATGGCACAAGCAGCGGCTCAGGCGCTGGCGGCGCTGGCAGCGCAAACTCATACTCTGGAACTTCGGTAACTTACGCTGGTGGAGGCTCTGGCGGAATTGCTCTAGGTAGCGGCGGAACCATTGGGTCAACAACTGGCGGCGGTGGTACGGGCGGTAATAACACAACAGGAAACCCCGGAACTGCAAATACAGGCGGGGGTGGGGGTGGCGCTGGCAATAATAGCAATACCCGAGCAGGCGGAAATGGCGGTTCAGGAATTGTCATTATTCGTTATCCAGATACTTTTCTAGACCTTACATCTATTGGTGGCGGCTTAACTAAAACAGGTGGCGGCACAACACCAACCACAACAACAGGTGGCTACAAGATTTATGTATTCACAGCAGGAACAGGATTGGTAACTATCTAATGGCTCATTATGCGTTCTTGGATGAAAATAACATTGTCACAGAAGTTATCGTTGGCATTGATGAAACTAAATTGATTGAAGGTAAAAGTCCCGAAGAATGGTATGGCGAATTTAGACAACAACGATGTGTGCAAACTTCCTATAACACAATCGGCAACGTTCACACTTTAGGCGGAACGCCACTACATAAGAATTATGCCGGCATCGGATACACATGGGATGGCACAGGCTTCGCAGCGCCACAGCCGTACCCATCTTGGCAGCTCGATCAAGAAACCTACCTATGGCAAGCGCCAGAACCAATGCCAGAAGACGGTAAGCGATATACGTGGGATGAGGAATCCTTATCTTGGATTGAGATTTCGGCCCCCTAAATGGGATACCAGGAAGGCAACTGCACCAGGGAGCCGACCAGGACGATCGACGATGCCGTTGATCAAGTAGAAGCATCGGGGATCCAGAAGAAGCCAGGAGAACGACATGGGAATTAGCACCCGGCAAGTGACCGTAGGAACCACAGCAACGGCCCTCGTTGACGCGACGGCAGAAGCCGAAATGGTCTATTTACACAGCTCAAGCGGCACGTGCTATCTGGGCAACAGCGATGTAACTTCCAGTACCGGATACCGGATGGATAACGGCGACAAGCTCACGATCGAGAACAAGGCAAACGGAATCTGGGCGATTACCAGCTCGGGAACCGTCACGATGCAAGTGATGGCGATCGGTAAATGACGGCGCAGGATTATGCAGCGCTTACAGTTTCGCTGATTACGATCGGCGGAGCCTTTATCGCGATGACCAGATGGCTCGTCAAACATTATCTGGCTGAATTGAAACCCAATGGCGGCAGCTCGGTAAGCGATAGAATTTCTAGAGTCGAAACCAGAGTGGACGAGATTTATAGCCTACTCTTGGAAAACAACAAACCAAAGGGGGGCAGAAAATGAATCAACTGGAGAAGTTTCTAGATGTAGCACAATCTGAAATCGGCTACATCGAAGGGCCGGCAGATAACCAAACAAAATACCAGAAGGCAAACCAGGCCTGGTGCGGAGCATTCGTGAACTGGTGCGCAAAGCAGGCAGGAATTAAGATCCCAAACTGCACATACACGCCAGCAGGAGCAACAGCATTCATGGACAAGAACGCCTGGGAACTTGCGCAAGAAGCGGATCCCAAGCCCGGCGATATCGTATTCTTTGACTTCCCAGGAGACGCGCTCGATCGCATCTCACATGTTGGAATCGTGATCACAAATAATGGCAACGGCACAGTAACCACAATTGAAGGCAACACCAGCCCCGATAAGAAGGGCGACCAGCGCAACGGCGGCGAAGTTTGCCAGAAGATACGCGCATATAAGAAGAAGAAGCGCGGCAAGGTTCAACCATCGCTGCCAGTCTTTATCGTAGGATTTGGCCGCCCTAAATTTAAGGAGATCGTAAATGAATAAGACACAGCTCGAAGCAATTGCAATGACTTACCTGCGAGCAGCAGCAGCCGCAATCGCAGCTCTTTATCTTGCAGATCCAAACCGCCCAATCAAGGAATACCTTGCAGCAGGAATCGCAGCAGTAGCTGGCCCGATCTTGAAGGCCATCGATCCCAAAGCAACCGAGTTCGGACGCGGAGCAAAGTAGTCGATGAATCGGGGGGAAATTCTTCAAGAAGCGCACCGACTCACAGCCAAAGACCGCCAGGAGACATACGGCGATCCAAGAACCAATCACTGCCGCATTGCAGACTTATGGACTGTATATCTGGATCACCAGATAACCCCACAGCAAGTAGCGATATGCATGGCGCTAGTTAAAGTCGCACGTTTGATGCAGACGGAGACAGAAGACTCCTTCATAGATTTAGCGGCATACGCCAGCATCGCCGGCGAGATTGCGAC